ACGGAGCTTGTTAGAACCATAAGCTTGACGATTTTGTGGGTTTACTGCATAAACGCCAGCGATAGTGATAACGTCACCTTGGTTTAGCGAAGCATTAGCTGAAGCTGCACCGATAGTGATGTTTGAGCTTTGCGCCCAACCACTTGTTAAGAAACCAGTAGCTGTTGTAACGTTACATGAAAGTGTAGCACTTGAATATGAACCAAATTGTTGTGAAACAACGTTTTGATCCATTTTCCAATTCATACCACCTGAATCACGACCCATTAAACCTTTACGGTATTGTTCGCCAATTGCTTCTTGTGGAACAAATAAGCCTTTTAAGCTGTCAACGATTGTTGCAGATGTAAATGGCTCAACGATACATGATCTACGACCATCTCTTGGAGCGCCTTCAGAATCAAGATAAGCACCTGCTGTTAAGTAAGTGATTAAACCTGTTGGAGGTGTGCCTGCTGTGCCAACGATGTTAGCTGTGTTGTTTTTAGCCATTACTAAACCATCGCGGTCAATCTTGTTGGCGATAGCTGCAACTGCTGGTTTAAGAACACGGTCACTAAACATATCTAAAGATAATGCCAAGTCTTGTGTTGTAAATTGTGTATCAACGTGGAATTGTGTTGATAATGTTACTGGAACTGAAGTTTCATTGAAATCTTCAACGTTAAGAGCTGGACCAGTTGTTCCGATGAAACGGCCTGGGCGTCTTACGTTAACTGTGTTACCGATTTTTGCACCTACTACAGCGAATTGGTCATCGTAGTTACGATCAACTTCTGAAGTAAATGTTAATTCGTTTTCCAAGACCATCAACGCTTCGTTAGTGATCTTGCTAATGGTTAGTAAATTATTAGCCATGATATTTCCTTATTTTAAGAGTTTAATATCCTGCTACCTAATTTTCCCTGCTTTACGAGATTCACGCCATTGTTGGTAAGTGCCATGGAATTCACCATCTGAACTAACACCAACATCGGCAACTGCTGAATTCGTCTTTATGGGACTAATTGGTGCAGGTGCTTTACTGCGTGCTACAGAAGGTTTCGTTTCAGCTTCAGCTTTGGCTTCTTTTGGTGTATCTTTAACCTCAAACTTTGCTTCCAATTTTCCAATGGCTCGGAGCGCACTAATCATAGGCATTTCAGCAATTTGTCTAGCTTCTTCGATATTTTCAGCTAAATAATACAAAATTCTAGGCCCTACTTCTGATTCTAGGATTGCATCTCTGATTTCAGGGCTTACCTGCACATCAGCGCTTGCTACCATATCTTCATAGTCAGGAAACTCGGCTTTTGTAACTTCTAGCTTCTTTTGCCAAGATTGGACAAGTTTTTGTCTTTCTTCATTGGCTTTACGTTCAGCTTCTTGCTTATCTCTATTTCTTAATGCTTGTTCAGCCGAATATTCAGCTAATGCTTTTGCATATTCAAAAGCATCAGTAAATTGTTCAGGCTTGGGTTCAACTTCTTCTACTTCCGTAGGTTTTGGGTTGACCTTTTGCTCTAATTCTTTGAGTCTTGTTTCTAGCGCTTCCCTTTGCTCTCGTTCTTTAGCAGCGTTTTCTTCTGCTAATTTACGAGCCTTTGTAAGCTCTGAAAATCTTTTCTCTAGCTTTGGATTTGGTTTCTTTTCTTCCGTTGCTTTTGTTTCTTCAGGTTGCGGTTCACTCTGATCTGTTGCTTCCTCAACAGGCTCTGAAGGAGTTTCCTCTTGAACTTTTTGTTCTACTTCAGCCTCTGCTGGTGCTTCTGCAGCTAAACCCAACTTATTTGCATAAAACGCTTCTGAATTTTCAGAAGTTAATACTTGTCCTGCTTCTCTTTCTGACATGGATTTCCCCAAGATTTTTACCCAATGTAATCCATTGGTAGATATTTTGCCTTTATACTACAAAATTACTTATCTTGCAATCGATTGGTCTTTAATAGATTGTTCTGCTGCATATTCTGAAGATTGTTGCTCTACATTACGCATAGCTATTTCACGTTCTAAACGTGCTGTATCCATGTGATGTAGCAATAATTCCATAATAGCTTCAATTTCAGTCTTATTCTGTGCGGTAACTGCTTTAGTGTTGACATCGTGGACTCGTGCTTCCAATTGTTTCTCAACATTATGTGCTTTACCTGTTTCACGCATAAGTTCGCGTTTAGTTTCGTGATCTTGTTTAACTTGCTCAATGTCTTGACGTTGTTTAATAAACATTTGCATTTGTTGCATTTGTTGTTGCATTTGTTGATTTTGAGCCTGTAGTTTTTGTAATTCCATTTGGACTCTTGGTGGCACTTTAGATTTGTCATCCACTTTAGCTAATGGGTTATTAACTGCTAATCGGTCAGCAATAGTTTCTGCACCTGGGAAATCCATGTTTCTTACTACTAAATCGCCTGCTTGTTGGATTAAAGCAGGATCGGCTGCGAATAATTGCATCATAGCGTCAACAGCTTCTTGACGTTTAGAGTTGTAGCCTGGGCCTGTATCCATAACTACATCATATTCGCCTACTGTGACATCATTAAGAATCTTTGTAATGCCTTCTTCGTCTTGACCATATTCGTTAATAGTTAAGATTTCAGGTTTGCCATCATCACCAATGATACGCATAACTCGTTGTCTATCGTAAATATGTGGGATTAAGTCTAGAATGACGCGACCTGTTTGACGGATAGAACGAGTTAAGTTGTCATAATAGTGGAAATTGGTTAAATCAACTTGTTGTTGCTGACCTTGTAGGGCTTTGCCTGAAATATTGCCTTGAGGTAATTGAGCTGGATCAAATATACCTACAACTTGCATTAAGTCTGTAGTCATTGATTGAGCAGCCGCCATAATCCCTGCTGGTGGTGGTTCAGGTTGCAATCTTTGTGGAGCAGGTGCAGGTTTACCATCAATATCTGTTTGTTTATAGCGTAAAACAGGCATAGATTTAATGTTAGCCATAGCCCATTCGTTCTCATGGCCTTCATCTTGACCTTCAGCTAACAACCATTTAGCTTTAGGTGCTAATGCAACTGACTCTGTAAGTGAAGTTTGCCAAAAGTTATACATTCTTTGTGGGTCTTTGGCCATTCTTACAATACCAAATTTCTTTTTCTTATTCTCAACGACAGTTTCTTGGCCATAAACAGGAATAATAGGAATGTATTTACCAGCCCATTCGCCTTCTTCTAATACTTCCATAGATGTTAGTTTGCACCATCTAATCTTTTTCTCGTATGAGTCCCTTGTTTCAATGATTGTAATGCCTGCAATATCTAAAACGTCTTGTGGTGGTAATTCATCTGACTTAACTGTTGTGCCGTCTGATAGTAAATGTAATTTAATTGGTTTGCGTTCTGTGTAGAAGTATTCAGCTAGTCTAATATCCTCTTTCATAACCCATTCAGGATTAGTGTCACCTGTGCCACGCATTGTGAATCCTTGATCCACTTCGGCATTAGGATACATTTTCTTGAAGTTTTCTTTACTGATAACTGTGGTGATTAATACCTTTTCTGCATCTGATCCATCAGGCATAACTGAATTAGGATCAAAGTAAACTGTGAAAGGATTATCAATAGCTCTAATGTAGATTTCTTGATCGAATGAATCATCGCGAACATAATCTGTAGTTACACGCCAATATCCCCAACCCATTCTTACTGCAAAGTCACCAGCTTTGTCATAAGCTTGGTCTGCATCGGATTGAACTTCAATGTGACGGAAAATACCTGTAATGATCTCGGCCATCTTTGCGTCTGTTTCATTATTCATGCCATGCGCTTTCATGCGAGGGCGTTGTTGACGCATTTGGTTAGTTAATTGACGGCAATACGCATCAACTTTATTGACTGTTAAACATGGTCTTGCTTCTAAAACTCTTGAATTTTGTATTTCTACAGGCCATTGGTCACCTGCTGCAAACTTTAAATCCTCTAACGCTTCACTTCTGTTCATTTGGTCTGCTTCATTAGCAAACTGTAAGAATTGAATCGCGTCTTGGATTCTTGGATCGTTATCAACAACTTGAGTTTTTTTCATTCTTGCCATGTTTTATCCCATCCAGCTTACGCCAGGAGTATATGTTTGTTTACGGACTTTCTGTTCTTTTTTATCTTGAATCATTAGCCCAATATATCTAAATGCGTCAGCTCCATGTGAATAAACATCATGGAGTGGCGTTCTACTAAATTGACCTGAATCGGGGTCAACTTCATATCGGTAATGACGCAAGCATTGTAACCCATCTGCGCAATTTTCTCTATCAAAATAACAAGAACTGAATATGGTTCGTGCTGCGTTTATAGAATCCACCACAGGAACTCTAGGTAAAATGTTAGTTTTATATCCTGCGGCTCTTACAATATCGTCAATAGAGCGACCATTAGACGCAATATTTTTGCTTTCTGCATCATGTGGTAAGTGAATAGTGTCGTAAACATAGCCTAATTTTTGCAGTTCTTGCAAATAATGGCTCATAGTTTTTTGCGTATCTTGCAAATAATTGATTAATCTTGTTTCCATGCCTATGAATTGAACAAACCAAATAGCTGTATGATCTGCCCAACCTAAATCAAATACTGCATGAACAGGCTTGGTAGCGTCATAAGGCACTCGTGTAATTCTGCCTTGTAGCTCTGCCATATTCATTTCATTAGCAAATATAGCGCCATCTACAGTTAATCTGCATAGGCCTTCCCATACATTATTGTAGGCTGCAATATCACGATTTTTTAATGAATCCTTTTCCATGCGTAATGTTTCAGGAAACCATGGATTGTCTGACCAATTGATTTTGGTAATAACAGAGTTTTCAGGAGGTTTTACAACGAATCTTTGATAGGTTTCGTCTGATTCTAGTTCAGGGTTAAATGTTATCCATATTTCTGATTTCTCTTTACGGATAGTAGGAATAAGAACATTCCATGATGTTTTTGATACTGTTTGAGCTTCTTCTACCCAACATACATCAATACCCTCGAAAGACTTAACATTGGCAATATTGTTCTTTAAGCCAACAAAGGCAAACTCTGTGCCGTTTAATCCTCTGATTGTAGCCTGGGTAACTTCATAAAATGACTCTAGACCCATTTCAATGATTTGATCTGATAGAAGCTTATGAACAGAATCCTTCATGGATGTCATAAATTCTCTAGCGCATAATACGCGAGTAGGGTTTTTAGCGCCTTTTATGAGTAAAGCTCTTGCCACACCCCAAGACTTTGCACCGCCTCGACCTCCATAAAGAACTCGATAGCGTGATTCTTTTGGTTCAAATAGACAAGAAAGCTTAAAAGGAAACTGAACTTTCCCTATGGCTTCCTGTAATTCTTGCTCATTCACTAGGTTTTACAAAAGTTACTTCGATGCCTGTTAACAATGGACTGCCTTCTGCACCTGTAATCTCTTGAAGTTGAACAGCTTTGCCATCCAATCTATCAATAACCTCTTTTACTGCCCAAGGTTCACGAGCAACTGCTGCTTCGACTAAACCTTCAACAACTTGAGGTAGCTTTTCGGGGTTCTGAACAATGTGCTTACGCAAAGCATCATAAAATATCTTTGCTCTTGCATTGTTGTTATTGCCTATTGGTGCGCCCATAATTAACTCAACTATTAACTAATTGATTAAATTATATTATACAGTCGGTTCTTCAGGCAATGGTTCTGCTGGAGTAACTTCTACAGGAGTAGATTGTTCTTGCACTTGTGGTAATGCTTGACCTTTGATTTTAGCTACTAAAGGTTCTGCAATTTCCATAGGAAGTTTATAAACACCTGCTAATACTAATTCTGCTTCTTTGATTTCAAGTTCCAACTTAATGGCCATGATTTGCTCCTTGGTTAAAATGTGTAATATATATCACTTTTTTTGATTTAATTATTTAAATAACTATTACTTTTTCTTACTTTTAGATGCTTCACGCTTCTCGCTGTAGGCGATTGCAACTGCCTGCTTAATAGGTTTTCCTGCTTTTACTTCAGCCTTAATGTTTTCTTTAAACGCTTTAGGGCTTGTTGATTTTTTTAGTGGCATGATTTTATTCCTTTTCCTCTATAAATGCTACATCTTGCCATGACATAATAAGATATTTCTCACCATTATCCATGACAGGTTGAAATTTAAGATATTCGTCTTTACCCATAGTGCCAAATCTAATTCGGTCACCTACAGATACAGGCATAATATCATATTTACCTTCTTTGATCTTTTTACCAGGGCCAACTGCTACTACAACGCCTGTATTGTATTCTTCAGCGTAAACAAAGCCAGGAATTGCTGACTTATCTTCACGCTCTAATGGTTTTACTAGAATTTTGTCTGCAAAGGGTCTAATCATTAGTTTTTCCTTGTAAATTTCGTTCTATAGTATTAGCAAAACATTTAATTTCTTTAAATACTGGGTCATTTGGATCAAATTCATTGATAAATTCTTTCCATTTGTTATATGTTTTATGTTTGTTTTTATTATTAGGCTTCCATTCCCACCAATATAATTTTTTATTTTTTTGACTAATAGGCATTATTTTTTATTCCTTTTAGTTTTATGTTCTTGATCTGATTTCATATCAAGTTTGATCTCATGTTTAACAAATTCAATAGTTATGCGTGATTGATCTTCGATGTATTCACCGCACCAATTGTTTTCGTGTTTATTTAAAGATTGAGGATAGCGATGGCAGTTTCCTAATACATCGCCAAAAGAAAAGAATTTACAATGTTTGCAAATTTCTTTAGAATTTAATACAGCCACTTATTACCTCCATTAATATTTGGTTAGAAACTCCCAATCAGGCTAGGGCTGGTTGGGATTTCGTTTTATTACATACCGTCTTGTTCGTGTTCTATGCGTTTGTGATCGTAAGCAACGTGTTCTCTAGCGCCACCTTTTAATTCACCTAAACGACCATCGTATTTACCAGCGTGTGAAGCTTCGCGTAAGCCAAGTCCATCAGCCTTACCCATACCAACACCGCCTTTTAAACCAACTTTCTTTTCACCTGAAGTGTCAGAAGCAAGAACGCCTTTAGGCATTTTCTCACCTGATACGCCTGGTGTATATTTTTCTGCGTCTTTCATACCCATTTTGAGTTCCTTTTAATCTAAATTTAGCTAAATTTTCACGATTTATTCGCTTCGTGAGCTTTTATTTTAGCAGAAAATTGAGCTTTGAGTATCTTTATTTCGTCTATTGACCACTTTACTGTCGCATTATCAGATTCGAGTGTTTCAACAAGCTGTATTCCAATTTTTCTAATAAGTCCGAGTCTGTAGCGGATGAGGTTACCAGATAAATGGGTGTTACAGGCTGCGCATTGTCTGTGGCAGTTATGCTCGTTAAATCGAAGGTGTCCTGCACTTCCAATGCTTCGGTAATGGCCTGCATGATATGATGAGGCACTTGTTGACCCACAACTAATACAACCGTCATTCTGATCCCTTAATCTTATATATTTATTAAATACTACTTGAGTTTCTTTTAACCAATCGGATCGGCTTTTTAATTTTAATTTAGCTTCTTTTACTTCTTTTTTGACGGTTTTAATTTTTTGATTCTTTGCAAATTCAAT